CAGATCGCGAAAGGTCGCGTTTTGAGCTTGGAATACGCCGTATCCTGCTGCGATTGCCGGGACTTGGCTGCCGTCCAGCGCCTCCTGGGCGGCCGGAAGGCCAACGTGGTGATCACGTCGCCACCGTACGCGGAGCAGCGCGAGTACGATAAGAGCAGCGGCTTCAAGCCCATCCCGCCGGATCAGTACGTGGCGTGGTTCAAGGACGTGGCGGCGGTCGTGGAGCAAGTGCTGGCGCCGGACGGCTCGTTCTTCCTGAACATCAAAGAGTCGTGTCAGGACGGCGAGCGCCTGCTGTACGTCAAGGATCTGGTGCTGGCGATGAAGCGCCACTGGGGAGCGGGTTGCTCGGCACCGGTAAGCGGGGTGACAAGGCGCGCGGAGGCATGGCCAACGACGGGGTGATCGGCGCGGCCATGCGCCAGACCCGGCATAGCGACGAGCAGGGACGGTTCGAAGGGTGGGCGCGGCCATCTAACGTGATTGAATGCAAGAGCGAGTCCACGGAAGGATCGCACAGTGCTCCATTTCCCCGCGCATTGGTGGAGTTCTTCATCAAAGCATTCAGCGACCCCGGAGACGTGGTATTCGATCCATTTTGCGGAAGCGGGACGACGATTGCCGCCGCCTTTGGACTTGGCCGCTCAGGATTCGGTTGTGAACTATCGCCGGCATACACTGACGTGATCGTGCGCCGCATCCAGAGTCTAAGCTCTCAGAACTTCCACTTGGATGGCGACGGTCGCTCCTTCGACGAGATCAAATTGGATCGCATTGGTGGGCACGGCAAGCAGAGCGAAGTCGTAGCAGCATAAAGATTCTGCGTCTGGCTGGGTGAAGCAGCCCCAAGCTACCGATCTAAATAGCGAAAAGACCGTCGCATCGCTTGCGGTAGAATCATCTTGGAGAGGACATAACGGGGCGGCGGCCTCTGTTCGGGTCAGAACCGAAACGCAGAGAATTGATACCAAGCGTAGGGCGCTATCTTTCCAGCGTTCCTAGACGGCGCAATGCACTGAACACATCGCCCGTTGGTCTGGCGCTGACTGGTTGGCCTCCGATGTAAGCGGAAGGCTGCGGGATGGATGCCATGAACGCTTCCTGCGCGGGGAATAATCGTGGGCGCTTCGGGCATGTGGTGAAGTGGTTGCGGATTTCGCGGGCCGTCAGCATAGCGTTACAGCCCCAACCGCAAGGCATTCGGACGCCGCACGGTCGTCCTCCTGGATGTTTGGTTTCCATGTGGGAGATTGTAGCACAAACCGTGACACAAACTAGCGCGTCCCGTGAGAATTGATAGCATTGAAGTTTATGGCACCTGATCTATCCGTGGCGGGTAACGCTCGGTTACCAAAATATGGCCGTCCAGACGAAATATGGGTTTGGACGAAGGCAAAGCGTAAGGCCGCGCAACTGCTCTGCCAGGGGAAAATGGATCACCAGGCCGCCGAGGGTGCCGGCGTAAGCCGCATGTCGTTGGCCCGCTGGAAGCTCCGTGACGAGTTCAACGAGTACCGCGCCGAGCTTATGGCCGATCTGAATCGGCGGATCAAGAATGAGTTCCTGGCGAACAAGTGCGGCCGGTTGGAAACTCTGATCGCGGACTTCAACGCCACGTCTTTGATCCTCCAGGAGCGCGGCGTCGATTGCGAGTGGTTGGGCGAAGACGGCAAGCCGCGGAAGAGCGGAGCGCCTGGCGGGTCCACCGGTTATCTGGCGCGGGAGTATCAGAGCAGGGATACCGCCGATGTAATGTACGGGGACAAACCTGCGAAGGTGTCCACTCCGAAGCCGGTGTACAAGTTCGATTCCGCGATCATGCGGGAGCGGCGGGAGTTGCGGAAGCAGATCGCGATTGAGTTAGGCGAGTGGGAAGAAGTCAAGATCCCGGATTCGGATCGCCTGGACGAGGTTCTGGCGGTCCTGAAGATCGCCCAGATTAACCAAGGAAACGATGACGCCGACGGCCAACAGTGAGGACTTCAAACAGCAGCGGGACGAGATCGGGAAAACTCGGAAGCTGCTGCCGTTCGGGGAGAAGGCCAATCGGTTCATCTCGCGCGACCCGATCTACGACGCCAAGATCAATATCCTGGAAGGTAGCATCCGTTCAAGCAAGACGTGGGCGCTTAACGTGAAGTTGCTGCGGTGGCTGTGCAAGTACCGGGTGGCCGGCAAGCGCATCTTCACTGGTGTATCGAAGCAGGCAGTTTACGACCACGTGCTGTGCGACCTCTTCGAGATGATCGGGGAGAAAAACTACCACTACAACAGGCAGTCCGGCGAACTGCTCCTGTTCGGGAGTAAGTGGCTGGTGATCGGCGCCGGTGACGAAGGGTCGGAGAAGCGGATTCGTGGAGAGACGGTCGGCATCGCGGTGTGCGATGAAATCGTGCTGATGCCGCGCAACTTCTTCTTGATGCTGTTGAGCCGGTTGTCGCCAGAGGGCGCGCGCCTGTTCGGGACCACAAATCCAGAGTCGCCGTATCACTGGCTGAAGACCGACGTTATCGACAATCCGGATTACACGCATGGGCTAGGGCAGGACGTTTGGTCGCAGCGGTGGCTACTCACAGATAACCCCAACCTGGACAAGAAGTACATCGACTTCCTGGACAGATCCTACGTCGGCGTCTGGCACGCCAGATACGTTGAGGGTTTGTGGGTGTTGGCGGAGAATTCGATCTACTCCGACATGCTTACGCCCGCCACTTGGTACAAAGATTCAGAGCTTCCGGCTGATCTGTTTAGCCGAAGCGGGCACGTAGATCACTTCGTTTCCTTGGATGTGGGAACTGTTCACGAACAGGCCGCCGGTGATTATTGGGACGACGGAAAAACGCTGTACATGCAGGAAGAATTCGCATGGGACTCGCGGCGTGAGTCGCGGCAGCTCACCAATGGCGAATATGCCGATGCGATGATCTTTGGGTGCAAAACAGCCAACTTCGATTGGCCTGGATTCACCGGAGGGCATGGGCGGCCCGTCGATATCAATAGGGTAGACAGGCGTAACTGGCCAATCGTGATCTGCGATCCGGCGGCGGCCAGCTTCAAAGTAGAGTTGACCTCGCGCGGCGTGCTGGTAGTTGACGCCAAGAACGAAGTGAAAGACGGCATCCGGCGAGTTGCGTCCATGCTCTCGCAGGGTAAGTTGAGGATCAACGAGCGATGCAAAAATGCCCGGATGGAAATGGAAAGTTACGTCTGGGATGAGAAGGCTGCGAAGCGTGGCGTTGAGCAACCGCTTAAAGACCATGACCACCACCCGGATCAAATTCGCTATGCCGTTGAAACTAAAATAGATAACTGGCGTCTGGCCGCCTAACTTATGTATCGTCTCCACTTCTTCGACGCAGACCCATCGAGCGTCTACTTCGTGAACACGAAGACGGGCGTTCCATTTTGCCGCATGAGCATCGTGGAATATCGGCGTGTGATGGCCGATAGGTAGGCGCGGCGTGAATCAACCCACGTTTGGCCGTCTTGCCGATCTTTACGCACGCCGGATGGAGCGGCTGTTCGCCGGCCAGCTATGGAGTATGGTGCAAAAGCCGGGGATCACGGCGGATATTCGGTTCTACAAGGCGGCATTGAGTCTGGCGCGGGAAATGGCGCGTAGTGTGGCCAGTTCCAATGCCAAGTCCTGGCGCGAAGCTGCGATGAAGTCTTACCGCGGCCGGCAGATTTATGAGGCGCTGCAAGCGGAGTTGAAGCGCGAAGGATTGGTGCTCCCGCTGGAGCAGATCGCCATTCGGAACGCGGAGTTGATCTCCAGCGTGCCGGCGGATGTTGCGCAGCGGATCACGGCGCGGGCGGCGAAGCTGCGGAACGAAGGCAAGCGGGCTGCTGAGATCGAGCAGGATATCAGGGCGTGGGCGCCGCAGTTGGCGAAGAGCCGGATCAAGATGCTGGCGCGGACGGGCATAGGCACAGCCAGCAGCAATCTGACTCAAGTGCGGGCACAGAACATCGGGCTCGACTGGTATCAGTGGCTGGATTCGGAAGACCAAAGGACGCGACCATCGCATAAGGCGATGCACTTGGTTCTGGTGAATTGGAATAACCCGCCATCGCCGGAAGCGTTGATCGGGGAGCGCAGCACGCTTGGCAGATACCATTGTTCTTGCTGTCCGAATTGCCGATGCGTTCCGGCCCCGCTTGCTGATCTCGCTGAGGTCCGCTGGCCGTGCAAAGTCTACGACGGCAACCGCATCGTGACCATGAAGCGCGTCGAGTTTGAGCGGTTGGCCGGCGTCGAAAAGATCGCGGCATAGCAGTCGAGCGTTAGTAAAGGAGAATGTGATGGTGAAAAAGTTAAAAGAGAACGAGATGGGCTTCTACGGCACCGCGAGTGCTGATGCCGTTCGCGAAGCAGTGAGAGACGGCATGAATGCCGAAATGCAGTTCCAGAGAAAGCAATCGGGTTCCGCGGGAAAGCGCCAGTACGAGATCGACAACGAGTGCAGCCAATTCAACGTTGCGCTGACTGCATGTCGCGACATGGTTTACGAGTTGGCCGAACGGTTGACCCCATTTCTGAGCGAGCCACAGGATGAAGGTAAAGGAAAATGCGATGTCAAACGCTTCGATGAAAGTCTTCCCTGGTTCGAAGGCGTGGATGCGGATGGACAGAGCCAGACGGAAGAGAT